TTCAACTATACACTTCTTACCATTGATACTATTGATAAGCTGATTCTTATTGATATTACGAAAGGGTTTACCAAATAACGAAAAGCACAATGCATCTAAGATTGTGCTCTTACCTTCACCATTCTTACCAATGATAAGTGTTGTAGTTGATTTGTTTAATAAAACTTTATTCGCTGCATTACCAGTGGACAGAAAGTTCTGCCACTGAACGCTTTTAAATACAATCATTCAGCTTTCCATTTCATACCCATAGACTTATAAATGAACTTCATTATAAAATTGGGTTTCTTTTTAGAGATAATAGTAATTGGCATTGCATCAACATTAATAGTAAAGGATGGGCTACCGATATTAGTAGACATGGTAGTCCAACCAGTACCAACACCATTCCAAGTATTCAAAGTATAGCCAGTATAATTTTGTTTCTTACGCTGTTCTTCAGCATAATCTACACAAGGTTTAAAGTCTAACTCAAGTGGAATCTGTTCTGTCAGTGGAAAGAAATACTCGATCTCAAGTTGTTGCATTATACCACCTCTACGTTGACTGCCTCAGTGTAAAGTGTTCTCATAAAAGTTTTGATCTGTTCTTTATCAATGTCCGTCTCAATCGAGTCAATGTAATGAGCAAGTACAGATAACGTATCTTCAAGGTTAATTTCCTCACCAACCTCGCCATCTTCAAACTCTGATAGATCTTCAATAATTTTGATTTCATAAGCAGCCTTATTATACAGTTTTTGTATAAATTTGTCAAACTTATAATAATCAGTTTTGTTTACAACTACAAGTTTTACAAATTTTTGATTTAAATCGATTGAGTCGAGGTCGATGGGTTCTTGTTCTTTGTCGTTGTACTCGATTCTTTCAAACATAGTATATTCATTTCTAATGAATCGGAGTTCTCTGTTGTCGAGATTAAACAAGTGGAATCCTCGAGGATCTTTGTAATCCTGCCAAGTAAGTTCATAGGGATTGCCGAGATAGTAAATATGACCATCGTCTGACTTGTGATGATAATGACCAGAAAAAACCAAATCAAACCTGTCAAATGTTTCTTTAGAAAGTCCTTCATTGGATTGCATTCCTCTGTACATAGCAAAACCTGAGATCTCAAAGTGTCCCATACAAAGTTCTGCTTTGGTTGTTTCCATTTCGTCCAAACACGCTTGATAGTTTTCTGGACAAATCCATGGCACCATACAAATGTCAATATCATTTACAGTTATCGTTTCTGGAGAATCAATAACTTTAATGTTACTATACTCTCGCAGAAGTAAATCTGGAGAGTTCACATCGTTGGTATTCTTATAATAAGTATCATGATTTCCAGCGAGCATGTAGACTTGAATGTTCTTCTGTGCTAATACATCAAAGAACATTTTCTTTGCACGATCAAGTGCATAGAAGTTTACATATTTGCGTCTATCAAAAGTGTCACCAAGAATAAGCACAGTATTAATACCATGTTCATCCAAAGTAGGAAAGAAAGTATTATCATAAAACTTTTGAAAGAAGTCTAGAAACGCAATGCTGTCATTACGAGCACCAAAGTGCTGGTCGGTGATAATTGCTACCTTCAAATAAAACCTACCTTTCTGATTGTTTTAGCAACTTGTGCCTTTTCAGATTGTTGATTAAAAACTTCAGCGATAGAATACTTTTCTGTTTCTTTGCCACGTGGACGAACAGGAAGTTTCACTCCAAGTTTAGTGGCAAGGTTGTTAGCTTGCTCAACATTCAGTGAGTCGAATGTAACAATGTCAAAACATCTTCCTGGACGAGTCAATGCAGAATCAATGTCGCTGATTGATGGAAGATTGGTAGAGAAAATCATCTTCTTACCTTTGGTTGTAACAAGACCATCACCCACGTTCAAGAAACGATGCATCATTGTGTTGCCATCGCTACGTGACTTCAGAAACGCATCGCTATCTTCAAGAACCATAACTTCAGCATCGTCTTCAATAAAGCGAGCAAAGAAACCATCTTTCTCAAGAATGCCTGCATCATATGTTACGATTGCAGAACAGTTACGATGTGCAAGCAGACCACGAATAAATGTAGTCTTACCAGTTCCAGGTGGACCAATCAACAGAAGAATATTTGCTGACGAGTTCATGTAACGATCGTAGTATTCTTCGAGAGATTCACCATCAAGGAATGGATACATTTCTGCGACTGGAAGACGATCACGATTCAGTGGCACATTTACAGAAGAACCATCTGACTGATAGATCCATTCGATGTAAGATGTGACTGCAGTGAAACTTGATTCAACAATTTCAATCATGTCATCGGCAAACATATCATCACCAAATGCACGAACAGTTGTTGAGTTTGAGTTTACATCAAACTTAATAAAGTTTTCTGTTTCACGCTCGATAATAAATCCAGAAGAAGAATTAGTTTGAACGAACAACCACTCTTTGAAATGTTCTTCAGCCCACTTCTTCCAAGTATCACGATTGCAGAGAACAGTAGTCTCACGCTGTACAGTTGTTTTGTTTGCATCGACACGACGACGCATGACTTCAGATGTAACCAGATCTTCGAAATCTGAAACACCTAAGAAAATTTTATCACTTTGTTTATCCATAATTTTTGTTAACATTAAAATATTATCAGTTGAATCCCACGTGTATCTTCTTAGAAACCTTTTGTTAACTTTCTTTCTAAGTTGTTGAGTTCTAAGAGCACGTGCACGTTGTCTTATTCCTTCTACATTACCACTTCTTAACTGCGTAATCAAATCATTTATCGAGTTCGACATTATCATCGCCTAAAAATTCATTCAAGTCTGGTTGTTTCTTTTTACGTTTTGCTTTCTTACGTTCCATAAATGTATCATCAAAGTTATTATTTTGTTGAATAAAATCGATATATGCATTATGAAACTCTGAACCCTCATCACCTTCCTGCAATTCGAATGATTCGAAAGGCATGTCTTGTATTAGTTTACCTTTAATATAAGATTGTTTCTTTTCCTTAGCAATCCTACGCAAGAATGCATAGTAAATGATCTGTGTAAAATACGAGAAAGGATTGTTAGATTTACTTGGATCAAAGTTGTCTATGTATTGAATACAATTTTCAATACCATCGCTAATCATATCATCACGATACGAGTAGTTTATAAAGTTGGGTTTGTAGGAAAGGTGTGTTGCGATCTTAAGAATGCATTCACCAATATAGTTACTGACGATGGGCTTTTGTTTGCCTTCTGTTTCTGCATCCCTGCACTTCTGCCTGTATTCTATAAGTGCTTGCAGAAAGTCAGCGTTATTTACATAGTGAGCCATACATAAAACTTCCTCGATAATTTAACATGTTATAATTCTACATCAACTTCAATGAAAAGACAAATCTTATTTTATTGCAAAATAGATTTGCTTTTTTATTTGTCTTGAGGCATAATTCTCGGTGTTAGGGGTTGATGAGATAGATCAATGTACTGTATCGTTACCTTTGACGATAGTTATTGTTCTCTCTTCTTCCTCTTGTGATTCGTTCCTCAACAGATCTGCAAGCATTTGAATTCTCTTCTTTGCTTCTTCTACAGTAATCTGTTCTGCATCTTCCCAGTCTTCTAACAATTCTCTCTTTTTCTCTCTTGTAACAAAGGATGCAGATTCCTCATGTTCCTTTACAATTCTAATATAATGATCAACAAAAATATGATGTAGCTTCTTACAGAACATCACATCCTTTTTTAGAATTACATATATCTTATCATCAGAGAATTGGCATAATGGATGAGCAGTAATATGTTCACGACCTGTTTCTATTACAGGTATAGATCTCATGACCATTGGTGTCTCAAGTAAAATACGATCATCATCTTCTTCACGCAATACAGCCATAACCTGTTCACCTGAACATAGTTTCAATACAACAAAAAATTCTGAGCCATCTAACACAGATCCACCTCTACTATTTTTGTTTTAAATTCTTCTTCAGCATACGTTTTGTAACGCTCTGCTGCATGATTTAGAGTATGGTTTTTCCAAGACTTCCAGTGTAAATCGTCAGCGATATCAAATAGATTGCACTGCGTCTTACCATCTTTCAATCTTAGTCCACGACCAATACTTTGGAGATTACGGATCTTGGACTTACTTGGCGATGCAAAAATGACATTCTCGATAGACGGTATATTGATCCCAGTTGAGAATGTACCAAAACTAGCAACAATAATAGCATCGCTTTCTTGTTCTGTAATGTGGCGAATTGACTCTCGATCTGATACGTCAGTTCCACCATAAACAAAGAAAATCTTTCTATTATCATGCACCCTTTCTTTAATCATCTCATAGAGAATCTTACCATGTTTCTCTACAAATTGGAACAGAACAAGTGTATTGCCTGATGATTTAACTGCTAAGTTGCGTATAAACTTATTGCGTTTATCACAACTAACGATCCAGTCCATTTCCTCTTGATATGTATTGTTCTTGCGTTCCTTGCGTATTTCTTCCGTGTACTTGAGAATGATACACATTATATTTAGTGTAGACAACCTTCCAGTTTCCATAAGGGTTTTTGTTGTGGTCACTTTATGTACTGGACCAAAAATACCCTCAAGAACTAAACGATGAACTTTTTTGTTATCGAGTGTACCAGTCGTACCTATACGATAACGAATACCATCCATCTTTTCCATAACACCTGTCAAAGACTTGGCTTTAAATTGATGTGCCTCGTCACCAAAGATTACATTGAATTGTTTAAACCAAGCACGTGGCTGTAGATAGATGGATTGCCATGTTGTAATTAAAACGTCTTTGGTGAACTCTTTTGGAAAACCAGAATATAACTTCTGACAATGAGTTGACACCGACCATTCATTTACGCTAGAATAATCCTGAAAGTCAGAATACATCTGCTCAACAAGAGAAGTGGTTGGAACTATAAGAACACATTTACGACCCTGTTCAACATGCCAACGCATGACAGAGTAGATAATAAAAGATTTACCAGAACCAGTAGGAGAAAGCAAAAGTGTTCGTTCATCATTCAATGCTTTTTGTATAGCATCGATCTGATAGTCACGAAATTCAATTTTGCTTGGGAGATTTAAATCACGAACATAACTTTCTACCTGTTCGTGTGTGATGTTATTGTTTGGAAGAAAGTCTGTCTTCCATGTAAGAAGATAATCATTACGTTCGCAGAACTGCTCAACATAACTAATCAGTCCTACGTATAATGTTTTTCTTACCTGATCATATAGGCGAACTTTACCATCCCACAGTCGTGCACGATATTGTGGTGTAAATCTTGCTCCTGGATATTCATAGGTGAAGAAGTCAGCTAATTCTTGTTCAACGCTTGGATCACTAAAGATACGAACATAAACATCATCTAACTTTTCAATCGTAACTGTAATCATCACATTCCTGCTAAAAACTTCTTCCATTCAACTGCAGTTTTGATTTGCCAGTCTCTTGCTTTAATCTGACCAAGAACTGACTCAAGGAAGTATATCATTGTCTCAAGGTAATCAATCTTTACCTTTAAAGTATTTAGATCTTCATCACCAGTAAGGAATTCATCCATTTCATTCTTTAATGGTTTAATACCTTGCCATTGTGTCCATCCAAGTTCAACAAGTTCATCACGTGATAACTCACCACGATAGTAACGAAATTTATTTTTACGTAGGAGATTGTAGTCAGACTGCAATTTAGTATGCTTGAGTTTGACATTGACAAGTAACTTTACATACTTGGCATGGAGTTTGGGTGTTGCTGTGGAAGTTTCACCGAGATAATTATCATCAATCTCGCAGTCTTTGTCCCACATGTCTTGCAATTGTTCAATATTCATAATAACCTCAATGATTTATACGACTACTATTATACCGTAGTCATTACAAAAAAGCAAATTTGTCTTACAAGAACTTGTAGTAAGTATATCGGAATGTTGCATTTCCAATCAAATACTGCACATCTGTATTTGTTGATTGGAAAGTTAATCCCTCTAAAGAAATTGGAAACACATCTACAAATTGCAATGTAGATGTAATAGTATTGTTTCCTTTTAGAATTGATAAAGTTGCATCTGAATAGTTTTTAGACAACTCTGTGTATCTGTTGTCATCACTACCAATAAAGTTTGTATACTGTTCGTAGTTTTCTGGGAACCCTAAAGCAACCAGCCAGTTGTGTATGGCTTTATAATTTAACATATTAGAATCAACTAAGAATTGTACTTGTAGCTGATCGTATGTAGCCATCTCACCAGGAATTGGTACATTAACGAATGGATTGATTTGTTCTGGAGAACCAATCGATAAAGATGGTATAGTAACTTGTTGACAAAAGAATGACAACTCTGGTAGTTTTGTGATACTAAAGTTGAACCCATTCGGCGACATCGGTGTGATGTTCGCTGGTATTGGACAAGAGATAGTGTTTCGATTTAATGTAGTCATAAGATTATTTAGGAAATAAAAAGAGGGATCCGAAGATCCCTCTAAAGTACCGCTTCTACGTCGGTTTAGTCAAAATCTGACTAATAAGATTACATTAGGTTAGTAACCTTAACACGACGATAGTAGTAGTTTACATCAGCAGTTAGGTTGTCCTGACCAGAAGTACCATCGTCAAGATTGACGAATGGGTTAGCAACTAGACCATAACGAGTCTTGAAGCCAATCTTTGGCTGGAAGCTGTTTGGATCAACTGCACGAACCATTTGTAGAGGAACGTATGGGCAGTAGAATAAACCAGCGTCAAAAGCTGACTGACCTTTGTAGCCAACAACGAAGAACTGAGTAGCAGATACGTTTGCAGTATATGGATCAACATACACTTTGTACTTACCATTTAGAACACCAGCAAAAGTAGTGCTTGTGTCGTCAATGTTAAGTGCGCTGTTACCTTGTAGAGCAGGAGTGTAGTCTAGAACACCAGCCATCGCTAATGCAGAAGCAACGTCTGCAGAAGTGATGATGAAGTTACCACGACCACGACGAGTTTGTTGACCGATAGCATTGGCTTCACGTTCGATTTGGAACATTAGACCCTTGAACTTCTCAACAGACCAACGACCATTAGAATCAGTATCTAGGTCGAAAGTACCAGCAGCAGTAGTACCAACTGCAGCACCTGGCTTAGCAGTTTTGTAGATTGTGCGGATAACTTCACGATTGATCTCAGCAAGAATCTCAGTTGAGAGAATGTTGCTTAGTTCGCCTTCAGCATCAAGACCATGAACAGACTTCATGTCTTGTGCAAGTTCAACTGAGTACTCAGCTTTTAGAGCACGAGTCTTAGCAGTTACAGAAGTTTTCTCGATAGAGAAAGCCATTGCACCGAAAGAGCCATCGCCTGAACCACCTTGACCTAGACGCTCTGCTGCGCTAGTTGCTAGACCAGTACCAGTAGTCTCTGAACCACCGAAGTCATAAACACCACTGTGAGTGCCAGTACCAGAGAAATCAGTATCTGCTTCGTTGAATAGAGCCTCAGTACCACCTTGAGTGCTGTAGCGTGACTTCATTGCGAAGATCAAGCCAGTTGGCTGAGTCATTGGCTGAACACCAGCGACATCATAAGCGATAAGTTGTGGCATTGCACGACGAACCAAGCTGATTAGAACTGGGTCGAACTTAGCAAAACCACCAGTGTCACCGTAAGAGCCAACTGAGTTTG